ATGACTTAGAAATATTGAACAGAAACTCTGAGATTGGGAGAATATCTGTAGGGAGATCTTGATTTTTCAGAAAATACTCTGTAAGAGTATGCATGTCCGTACCACGACTTGTTGCAAGTTTCGTGATACGATCTGCCTCGACATCTCCAACTTTCTTACGCCATTTCACAAAGATTTCTTTATTGAAATGACTTGTAACAGAAGTAATTGAAACAAGTTTGAGTAGTTCTTCTTCCTCTGGAATTGAATAATATCGAATACCATCTATAGTCTCCCGTTGAAGTTTCGGAAGAATCAAATCAACATGATTGAACATTAAAAACCTGCTTCTAGTTTTGCAATAATATATTCCTTGACAAGTCCAGAACGAACAATATCATCAACACCAAATTCTATTATATCAATAGATGGCATTTTACGCAAGATGCTCATAAAATCAATAATTCCATTACGGTCATTAGTTTTCTGCAAATCTGACTGAGTAGCATCTCCACAAAACATAATCTTAGAATTCTCACCAACACGAGTAATGATCGAATCTAATTCGTGACTCGTGCAGTTTTGGAATTCATCTACAATCACAATCGAATTATCAAGAGTGGTTCCTCTTAAGAATGATGTGCTCCAGAACTTAATGGTCTCCTGAGACTTAAGATTACCATAAAGCATCTCAAACTCGGCATCAGAAGGCATCTGGAACATATACTTCACCATATTCTTATAAGGAATCTGGTAGATGTCTGACTTATCCTCATAGGAACCAGGAAGGAAACCAATCTCCCTTGTGGCAACTAAAGAACGAACCAGATAGATTTTCTCATAGGGAGTTCTTTCATCCAGAACTTCACGAAGAGCATTATAAAGAGTGATGAAAGTCTTACCCGTTCCTGCACATCCATAGGCAACAAGATGTTTGCCTTGTGCATATGCATCAAAAAGTTTTCTTTGATTGTCTGTGAGTGGGTCAATATCTAATAGATATTCACTTCCGAGTGCCTTCTTCCTTTTCATCTGACGGGTTGTAAGACCAACACCGATTGGTTGGTCATTCGTCGTTCTTTTTCTTCTTGCCATTAGATTTTCTTTACACGAGAACCAGGTGCTTTTGCCGCTTTTCCAAGAACATCATTCCATCCAGGATTACGGTTGACGAGTTTATCTTTCCACTCACCAACTTCTCCTGGTGTGGCACATCCTTGACTCCAATCCCTTTTCCATTCGGGATTGTCCTTATACCATTGCATAATATCATTGACACTCATTTCAATGACTTTGGTTTCACCTGTTTCTTTATGAATAATTGGATATATTGCCATAAGTTTTAATAATGTGTATCGTTATTTAGACCCACTCAAGGGCTTGTGAGACTGATGGGAACTGTTCGGCAAATACCTTCTTACATTCCTCGGCAATCACCATATGTTCTTTCTGAGTTCCGTGAGCAGACCGCAGATTGATATAGTGGATCCATGACCTGCAAGAACCCGTCATATAGATGCGTGTGGGCGTCGCTAAGGGCAGTACAAACCTTGCACACTCTTTTGCTACACCTGCCTCCAACATCCTCTTGTAGAGGTTATTAGAGTGAGCAAAGAGTTCGGCAATTTCTGTCTGGAACTTGAGTTTTACATAGTCGCCAAGATCATCTGTAGAGTTTTGACGGTTCTTAGTATCTTGCTTACGAAGCTCAGGAATAGGAATATTTTCAGTGATCAGATTTGTATCAGCATAACGCTGCGAAAACTCCTGAAATGTAAAGGACCTATGACGCAAAATTTGTGCTGCGATTCCACGATTAGTCTCAATTTCAAGAGTCATAGAAGACTGTTCAAACACAGACCAATGATTATGCTTAATACAATAAGCAAGCAACTTGGCATAGTTCTCGTTGTCTTGATTAGCAGGATTAGAGACTCGCGCAATATACGCCATCGTTTGTTCTGCATCGGGAGTGATAGAAATCAGTTTTACTGTCATTTTTTTCCAAATCCTTTTGATGTTTTTACTTCAATTTGTGCAAGTTCTTCCTTTACAACTCGCAATTGTGCTTTCATTTGTTTGAGTTGTTCACCAGAATATAAATGATCCTGTTTTGTAAGTTTCTCAAGCAACTTCACCAATTCTTTCGCTCTTTTAGTCATCATCATCCTCAAAGATTTCGTCGTAATCCAATTCTTTTGGTTTAATATCATCAAATCGATATGATGATACATCAGAATAAATTTCTGCTTTCAAAGAATCCACTAGGAGTTCCAAATTACGAACGATAAGTTTTAGTTTATCCTTGTCCATAGATTTAAATTCTTTCAATTCATTTTAGCACAAAAAAAGGAGAGAATCAATCCCTCCCATCTATATTATTAGTTTTGTAATAAATGATACAATTTTAAAAACCTTCGCGTGAAAAAATTTTGGGCGATTTTTTTTCGACTATTTTAGAAATCACTTCCGCTTTTTGGTTTTGGGTGCTTCATATCCCCAAAGTTTTGGATTGATTTTACCACATCCCCATTCAATACTACGAACAGCATCCCCCATACTATCATAGTACATATCAAAAAGATTAACTCTCTTACCAGTTCTGGTAAGGTCATAACAAACCTTATCATTCATCACATAAGTTACGATGTATGCGTCTTTAGGGACATCAGTAACTTTTGCTTCTTCTAAAGTGCAATTATGTTTTAATACCTCACATCCGTAACGAGATCTTAATAATTCTCTTTCCTGTAGGGTCCAAGTTTCATTTTTATCCTTTTCGGATGCCCTAGTCTTTTCTGTAGACATCTTCTGTTCTTGAATGTTTTTTTCCATATCAATAAATTCAATTAGTTTTATGTTTCAGGAGCGACCACCCCAGTGAATATCAGGGTAAGCTTCCGAAACAATTTCTTTTGTGACTTTATATTTTGTTTGAAGTTCCTTATCTTTTATCAGACAAATAATTTCTGCTTCCAGAGGATGCAATCCTTCAAGAATTGAAATGAACATCGATTCTCTACGAATGTTGTTCAGACCATCATTACCACCTTTAATAAAGTGATAAAAGTTCTTAAACTCTTTGCGAATTGTAGTACGTTGTTGAGAATCATTAATTCCCAACGAGAACGAACCTGTTTCATGCATTCTACGAATATCTTCAGTAATCTTTGTACTCAAAGACCCACTATAAGATGTTTGTTCAGAATATCCAGAGTAAGGAACAGGTCCATTTGGAAGCATAGAAATTACACTCTCATCAAAGTTCCAAATAAAAATTGCTTTGAGAGAAGGATGCTCATACTTCTTTAAAATCTCTACCTTTTTAGCATTTGAACGCTGTCTAGATGCAAGGTCTAGAACTTCAAATGCAAAAGGATTTTTTGGTAAATCTGGAATAACTGCAGGTTCTTTTGCTGCTACAGTTTTCGTTTTACTCGTCGTCTTCTTCTGTGTCGTCGTAGTCATGATAGTTTTCAAAATTAAATGCAATTACTTCGTCTGGAATGAGATTTCCTTGATTATCAAACATCTCAGGATGAGGTCTAGGAATCTCTCTATAATTCATCATATATTCTCTTGCCACCCAACCACCTATAAGTCCCACTATAAGAAATAAAACGGTTAAAAAGGAACCGAATACTAGACTAATTGCCAACATTTCTTTTTCTCCCGGAAACTACTTTTTTCCTTGATATAAAGGAAAACTCAAAATAGATGGTAGTCTCTCGATTAAGAAAGCAAACCATCTTCTCGAAGATGATATGGAATGGTCTGGTCTGCTTTCTTTTTCCTCCATTAAGAATAAGTTCAACACCACGATTCATTCCGTGGTCGTCTGATTTATTTAGGTTTGAATCAGACAATTTGCTTCTCTTTGAGGAATTTGACCGTATCAGTACACCCACCAAGTTTCTTATCATCACAAAGAACTTGGGGGAATGTAGAACCATCACCAAACTCAGAATAGAATTCTTCTTTAGTAAAGTCTTCTCCTAAAGTATACACTACAAAGTTACTTCCTGTCAACTCAAGAACAGTTTTAACTTTATGGCAATATGGGCAATCTTGTTTAGAATAAATTGTAAAATTCATAATTGTTTAACATCTGTAATAATTTATATAAGAAAAAAGAGGAGATTTCTCTCCTCTTATTATACCACCAACTTACTTCTTCCCACCACAGAAGAAGGTCTTGGTTCTCGAAGTCACAGAGAACTTATCAAGACTCCTATATTATAATGGATTTTGAGTCGAGTGTCAAGACTCTGCTGGAATCTCTTCTGGAGCAACATCAATGATTTGTTCTCCTGCTGGAGATTCGGAAACAGTTGTAGTCACCACGATTTCAATTTGATGCTCAGGTCCATATTCTTTCATAAGTTCTGTCACTTCTTCAAGAGTATGCCCAGTATTCGTACCGTCATAAGTCAAGTGATAAACATGCATCAAAGGCATCGTGAGCGTTTCAGTTGTTTCCATTCAACCTTTCCTCCAAAGTTCTTTTGAAAATTGAACCCAATCTTGAACTCGGGTTTCCCAACTATAATATTTATTTGTCACTTCAACCTGAAGAGTATTATCAAATTTACCCTCACGATATTCGGTGATTGTTTTTTTCAATTCTCTAGCAAATCTTTCAACGTGCTTCTGACGGTCAGGAATATACCCATAGAGACGAGCAAATCCTAAAGAAGTTTCAGAAAGTGCAGCAAGATTACTGGCAACCACTGAACATCCAGCAGCAAGTGCCTCAATCATACAAATACAAGAGGTTTCTTCAAAATAAGAAGGATAAGCAAAGATATGTGTATTCATAAGTTGCTCACGAACTTTAGAGTTATTTGTTCTTGTATGACGAACAACTCTTTTATCATTTACAGCAAGTCTTAAACAATAACGAAGGAACTGTTCCTCTTGGGGTTCAACATGAGAATATTCATAAGTCTGCAACCCTTCAGCATATTGTTTCTTTCTTTCATCAGGATCAATTTCATGAAAAATGTGAAGATCAAAGTCCTCTTCTGGAAGAAGTTTAATCGCATCCAAAAGAATATCCAAACCACGAATTGGATTGGGATGGAACATCAGTTGAAGTTTTCCTTCTGGTTTCTTATGAGGTTCAAATGGATGAATAGCATTCTTTAAGACATAACATTTTTCCATTGGAAGTTGAAATCTTTCACCAAACCTTTCATACTGCCAATCAGAAACAAAGACATATGCCTTGAAATGTTTCTGAAACTGTTTGTCCATCAATTGCTCAAGACCAGGCTCTCTATGATGAGGATGCAACCAAACAATATTTGAACTATCAGGTGCAATTACATTGTCACCAGGAATTACACACCAGTGCCAGTCTGCAAGGTCGGGAGCAACAGGAAGAACTAAATCCTGCCATGCGCGACCCATAATCTCTGTACCACCAGTACCATCGGGATTTAAAGATGCTTCCAAAAGAGGAGGCATATTATTATGTAAGTATTGTGGTTTTGTATTTACAGTTTCAGTCATAGTACCTCCTTCAAAAAGTTTTCCATCTGCGATTTCTTGAATATTTCAAGACCTTGTTCTGCATGTTCATCGAGTTTCTTTGTATCTTTAAGAAGTTCGTAAGTCTTTGTCACAAAGTCTTCATAAGGTGCAGTATTTACAGTTCCTTCCATATAATCAGGAAAGTCTGTTGTTAGATTTCTTTCGGAAATCACAGGTACTTTATTTTGAATTAGATGACTTACACGAACCATTTCAAAGATTTCATTATCATGATTGTGTAGATTGATGACCAACTTTGCTCTCTTAATGAGTTTATCTCTTTCATCACCATAGGTACTTTGAACGGCAACAAAGTTAATATTCTTATCTTCGGAAAACTGATTCATAATATTCAGTCTTCTTTGACTTGGAGACATGTAAGCAAGAATATCAATATCTCTTTCTTCAGGGCGATTGCGTTCAAAATAAGAAAGTTCAGGAACATAACCAATTTTACAGTGCTTAATGTTTTCTACACCTGCCTTACGAAGAACATCAACATTCCTCATAGAATAATCCCATACCTCAAGACCACGATACTTACGACACCAACGAATACATTCTGGTTGGTCTCTCATTTGTTCCAAAGAATAAATGATCGTGTCCTTTGGAATGTCGTGTCTTACAACATCGACAGGGCAGTGATGCATACCAAAGACAATATTTCGTGCATTGGTCTTAAACTCATTTACACTATTTGTAACTTCATATCCCATTCGTTGAAGAGTGAAGAACATCGCTGCTTCAATCTCATGAAACACATTTGAATGAATATAAAATCCATTATCAGGTACAATACGACACAGATTAAATTTCACGAATAAACTCTCCAAAATTCTTTTTGATTTCGTTAATAAGATTTATATCTTTACTCACAACACCCAGTCCATTACAATGTCCAAAATTAGTTTTAGGAAGATTGATTTCTTTAAAGAATCTACCGACACCAAACTTAGGATCTTCAACCATTGTATCGTGCATTAGTATTATACCATTTTCTTTCACAAATGGCGACCACTTCTCAAAATCATTCTTGACTGCCTCATAGGTATGAAGACCATCAATATGGAGAACATCAATCTGTTTATCCCAAGTTTTCACAATATCATCAAAGAATCCTTTAATGATTGTAATGTTGTTTAAGTCAAGTTCTTTTTGCTTATCAATCACATACTCATAAGTATCTCTTTCCCCTGCACAAATATCTCCTTCAAAACTATCAATACCATAAACATGTCCAATCTCGGGAATGGCAAAACAGAATGTTGAATAACCATAATCAACTCCAAGATCCACAATCGTTTCTGGTTGATTGCGACGAACAATCCAATCAGCAAACCGACGATGATCTCTCCAGTTGAATAGATTCTTACTACCAACTTCCATCAATACATCAAGTTTGTTTCTTGTGTATTTGGTTTCATCAGTTTCAACATCTTCACGATACATTTCGGGTGGGAAGTATGTAAAGTATCTTTCCAGTCCCTGATTGTCATACTGATGATGACGACGATAATGGAAGCAGTGTTGCTTTGGATTACCTGTTGCCATCCAAAGTTCAAAGCAATAGCGATAGTTTTGTAGTTCTCGCATCATTGCTTCCACATCCATGTACTCTTCAATCTTAATCGGATGCTTTAGGGTACGGATATAATCATTTCGTGCCCACCAGAAGTTTCCAGCATAGTGCTGAACCACAAAGTCAAGTTTAATATCATGGCGCTCTACCCAATCAACTCCACAGCAATGATATCCTTCTTCAAGTTTGGCAATACAATCTTCCCACTTTTCAATATTATAATACTGCATATAGTGTCGCCAATCTTTAATGGCACCAGGAATATGAGTTGAATAAGAACTCATCCCTTTATTATGGAAATAGAAAACAAATCCATCATCTTCTTGACAGTGCTCATAAATCTTTGCAAGAGTTTGACCCTCATAAAGATTTGGTTGTTCTCCTGTTGGATGAATATCAACAATATTCACAAAAGGATAACGATCTTTAATATAACCAATAACCATTTCATCATAAGAATGTCCCGTCTTGGAATTATACAATCCAAGAGGAAGAGTCATACACATATTTACTTTTGCCTTATCAGCAAGTCCTGAGGATTTCAACAAACCCATCTGTTCATCAATCCACCAGATCCACATGTTGTTAGTATCTGGAATGAATAGATGATAAAAAACTACAATTGATTTTGGTTTTTCAATGTTATTTCTATACTGTAACATAACGCTCTCTCGGATAAAGTGCATAGTAATGATCAACTGCACTATAATGAATTGATCTTACTTTTGGTTTGTTTGATGAAATCCAAATTTCATAGCAAAATCTATGACCATCAAATTGTTCTGTAAATTTCTCATCATAATATAAACTTCTGTCTAAAACATTTGAAAGAGTTTTAATATAATTCGTATCTGCCCACCAAAAGTTTCCTGAAAAATGTGGATAAGGATCTCTTGTCCAGTTTGTAGATACTAAATCTACTTGGTCTTCTTCCAACTTCTTAATACAATCTTTCCATCTTTCAACACACCAATAATTCATATAATGTCTCCAATCAGTTGTTGGAGCAGTTTGATATGAATTTACTGCATGAAGCATTCCTTTAGAATGAAAATAAAGAACATATGCGTCATTTGTTTTTGAATATGTTTGAATCTCTTTCAATGTTTGACCTTCAAACAAGTTTTCCTGCTCTCCCCTACCCTCAAGAATTCTAGAGGAAAGAATATTTACAAAAGGATACTTCTGACGAACATAGATCTTGATTTCATTAATCGCGTGATCTGGTGCAGCATAGCACATATTAACTGTTGCCACATCCGCAAGACCAGATGATTTAATCAAACCAAGTTGTTCATCCACAAACTTATCCCAGA